TAACCGCTCGGAAGTCATCAGTAGTGCCATCAACATCATAGTTGAAGCCTACCATACCACCTGGGTTATAGGTCATTGTAGCTGTGGCAAACTCCGCAGGCATCACAGGAGTGTCCAGGGCCATAGTCTCAGCAAACCCAACGAAGATAGCACAGTCTACGTTGGAGTACTTAAACCTTGACCGCATAACTACCTTACCATCACGGGGGGCAAATTTACCTGCAACTAGTGCTGCGTTATCGTTGTCACCCGTGTCTGAGGTGATAGCTAGAACTCCACAGGACTCATCTACAGTTGTGGCAAAGGTGCCTTCATTAACTGAGGTAAAGCCTATACCATCATCCAGGGGAGCTACAAGGTTAGCAGCGCCCCAAACAATACTGTCATAGAGACCAGTAAAGTCACTACCAACCCAGACCCTACCACTGCCTATTGTTAATCCAGTTGCCATTGTTTTCCCTTTCTAAAGGATTCCTTCTCACAGCTCCCGCCATGAGAACTTTAGAGTTGCTTCTTTGTGGTCCTAGTAGAGCTAGTAGGAAAGTGCTTGCTAGGCGCTACCTTACTAAACTCCGCCGGCGCCACTGGTGGCTTGTCAGCTTTGGCTCGACTGACAAGCCTGGATAACGTTTGTCGGTCTTCACCTGATAGAGAGCTATGCCCGCCTGCAAGGAGAGCCTCAGCAGCACCCACATCACCAGCGTCCACGACTTCCTTAACAGTAGCCATGACTAACTAGTCGGAGCGGTTGCGTCACTCAGATGGGCAAAGGCCCAGTTGCCTGCACTGCGCTCACCGAAGCCATACTCATCAGTCATGAACTGCTCGTCAGCACCACCACCATAGGCTGGGTCACGACGCATCTCAGACTTGATACCCATGCCTAAGACGCAGACTACAGCTTCCTTTGAGTGCGTAGCTCCCCTAGCGTTTGGAGTGGCATCAACTACAATGTTGCCATCTTCGAATACATTGGAGTTAGCTATACTACCTCGGAAGCCCTTACGGAAGGTTTCCTCAGTCATACCTACTGGAACTGCGTAAGTACCCACACCTGCTAGAATCTCGTCCTGAATGTCTTTAATCTGGAAGCCATGCAGGACGGAGAAGATAGGCGCTGAGCTTGGTTCAGTTACGTTAGAGCCAATTCGACTGACTGCAGCGGTAACATGGCCAAAGGACATAGGGTTACCAGAGCCTGGACTTGCACCTGTGCCAAAGGTAGAGAACAGGTCCAGATAGTCTTCATCCTTCTTACGGCCCATAGCGTTACCTGCTAGAGCCCCAAACTTACTGGTAACTACTGAAGCAATGCGTCGATAGGTGCGGTCAGTAATCTTGATAAGAATCTGGCTCATAGTCGGCGTTATGCTAAACAGGGTGTCAGCAATACTCTGAGCGTTTTCGTTACGGGTTGTCTCAGTAATATCCTGACTCTGCAACTGGGCAAGGCTAATCTCATTCCAACTCAGGCCCTCACCCTTAGCCTGGTCTCGTATATCACAGGTTCTCCTGTAAGTCCCCTCATACTCGCGGACTAGTCTGGCGTCCGCTACTACATATGGCTGGGACTCGGTAAGAGAACCAGTGGTGGTCTCACCAGCGATGTCACACCTTTCTTTCTATTAGCCGCCTTGCTGGCGGGCTCTAATCTCCTGAATGATCTTGATGGGAGTCTTAGGATCAAGCAGTAACGCCTTCTCCTCTTCCTCCGTGCGATGACCACTGCCAGCGGCCCCTGTAGGCTTGGCAGGTGGACTCTTACCATCTCGCTGCTGAGCCTTCTCTGTAAGACCAGCAACTTTCTTTGCAGTACCTTCTAGACGGGCTTTCTCTGCAGCTATAGCATCCTGGATAATTTTAGCATCACGGAGCTTATCACGCTCAACTAGGTACTTAGTGAGGGCATCAGCATAAGCACTGTTCACCTGATTACGATTCTCAGCTCTAGCCACACTTGCACGCAGTTTAAGGTTCAGCTCCCTGACTGTAGCGTTGAACTCATCACTGGCTTCCTCTGTCAGGTCACTGGTCCAGCGCTCATCACTTGTGACAAGATTGACTAGAGTGGCCTGTGCATCACGCTCTTGGTTACCAAAGAACACTCTGGCCCAAGATTCGTTAGCATGAAGCAGCCTGAGTAAGTCCCTCTTGGACTTTTCATCATCCAGGTCAAGATCACCTAATGCCTCGGAGAAGGTCTGGACTACTTGGCTACTAATAGCACGATTACTAGCCAACTGTAGCTCATCTTGATAGGTGGCCTCAACTTCAGCTAGGGTTGCAGCATGGGCACGGGTGAGATGACTCTTGGCGCGGTTATAGCCTTCGTTCTCCGCTGCCTTAAGGCGCTCAGCCACTTGCTCATGTGTTTCCCAGTTCTCTGGAAGGTCTACCGGCAGCTCTGGGTCACTCTCAGGCTCTTCACCCTCTTCAGGGGGCACAGGAGCGGACTCCTTTACAGCGGTCGGTGCAAGCTTAGCCTGTTCCTCAGCTACTAGCTTGGTACGGACTTGCTCCAAGGACTCATCCTGTGTAGGAGCCTCAGATGCTAGAGACGATACTTCTGGTGACATGGTTTACTCCTGTGTACTAGTGTACCACAACTGTTTGTTATTGTCAATATCACTATCCAAACCTCGCTGACCCAGCTCTAGTTTGTGTTCCAGTGGGGGTGAAGAACCTAGTTGACTCTTCAATCTCTCTCAGAGCTTGTTCAGGTGTACCTAGACCCGCAACTCCATATGCTGAGATAAGTACATTACGGGTACTGGGGTCTAGGAACCTCCAGATACCAGCCAGCATTCTAGGGTCTGGTAAAGCAATACTACCTGCCTCAGGTGGCGTTATCAATGGAGTGGCTCTAGTAGGATAGCGCCTTACACTCTGCTCTATTTGGGGTCTCTCACGTAGGAGACCTCCTGGAGGACCAAATAGTGAACCTTCACCTGGAGCAATATTCATTACATCACTTTGTTGGAATCCAAAACGGTTGAAGTCGGCCATACTACCAATACCCATTTGCCGCCCTTGAGCATCAACATAGCCAATCGCTCCTGTTTCAATATTCCGAATTAGGCGGGGGCGATAACCAAGATTAAAAGCAGTTCCTGGACCACCAATGAGACCACCACCAAAGCGCTGTGGACCCATGATAAAGGAGCCACCAGGTAAACGGCCAGCTGTAGGTACGTCTCCCTGGAAGCCCATAGAGCCGTAGATAGGAGCTAAGGCAGCTCTGATACTGCCTACATCAAAGGAGCCGCCCTGCTGGGCACCAGCTATCAGTGGTATGATCTCTACACGACCAGGACGAGCCATGTCCATAACTACTACTTCTTCGTCACCGTCGAAGTTACGCTCACCTGTTAGGACAGCACGTTTGGTGCTGGGCTGGTCAGCACTGAACCCATAGTCACCACCAGAGTTCTCATCATCAGGAGCGTCACCAGCATACTTTGACCTAGCGCTGAAGGAGCCATCGGCTCCTCGGTGCATATCTATAGTGCCACCACGAGCAAAGCCAAGACTGGGTGCTACTGGTAGCTGTTGCTGACCCTGGAGGGCACCTATAGTTTGCTCTATCTGTGGTATATTCATGCTCTCATTGACTTGTGGTATAGGAGCATTAGCTATACCCTGTAGTTGAGTATTGAAGCCTTGGGCTGGAGTAGTGCCCCGCTGTACACCGCCTTGGGCAGCTACAGCTCCACGAATGGGGTCTACTCCTGTAAGATCGGCTATTAGCTGTCGAGCACGTTGCTGGACTTCAGCTGCAGTACGGGCTAAGGAACCGGCTTCGCCTAGGCGGGTGCGCTTCATGGCGTTCTCTTCTTGGAGACGCTGTAATTCAGCTGCTGCTTCTCGCTCTAAGCGGTTCTGCTCTTGTTGCCAAGCTCTTTGGTCTGCTTCACGAGCAGCTTGGGCGGCATCGGCAGCAGCCTGCTCAGCGGCATAGTTACGGGCAGGCTCACCTGTCCCTAAGCCTGTACCACCTAGAGCCACACCGGCAGCTTCCCGCTCGCCTTGGTCTAAGGTTCGCCCTCTAAGTATCAGTCCAGTTCCATCTACATCCACTATCTGGCCAGTAGCTGTAACGTAAAGCCCAGGTACAAAGGAACGCTGAGCATTACGGCCTACCTCTTTTAGGACTAGCTTAGTTATGTACTTCTTCTTAAACCCAGTTCCCTTTAATATACTGGTTCTAGATAGAGTATACCACTTATCTCCAACCTTAACGGTTTGCCCAAACAAGGTGTTTGGGCTAGAGCCACCAGGTGCTGGCGTAGGAGTAGCTGTACCACCACTACCTGCAGCTTGAAGAATATGCTGCCATGTATGAGTCATTTCACTAGCTCCTTCTGCCGCATGTACTGCCGATAGAGATCAATATAGCTGGCCTTGTAAAGATCAGGGTAGCGGCCCTTTAATTCGCCTTCATTCTCAACAGCGTACCTCAGCCAATCCTCATTCAGCCATTCAGGATGAGAACGCGCTTTGTGAATAAAGATGGCTGCTGCTGTCTGCTTTGGATCAAGTCCCTTTTCACTACCATAAGCAGTAATCAGCATTTCCACTGTAACTTCATCCGGCTTTGGTCCCATTTGCTGCTCCTTAGCATCAATCCATTCTCGTACATTTAGCAGCGTTTCTTCGGCCTTACGCTCATCTTCAGAAGTAAGCGCTAAAGGCTGCCCAGCGCCAGGGAATGCCAACTTAGTTGTTTCAAGGTCTGTGCGATACTTAGGTATCTCAAATAGTTGGTTGGTCTTGTAGGTCTGTACTCCAATACCCACAGCTCCAGCAGCGGACAATGGCAGTCCAACTAGACCTTGTATCTTTACCGCCTCGTATACGTCATTAGCAATAAAGGGTGCCCAGAGGTCTACTAATGTTTTTGTAGACAGTACCTTCTTACCTCCGAAGGCTTGAGTTATGCCTGCAGCGTCAGTAAATAGCCTAACTACAGGCGCTTCCTTGTTAGCAAAGAATTGTCCCAACTCACGCTTAACATCTGCAGCATCGTATCCGGTATCCTTAGCTCCAGTTTCTGTAACCGCAGCTGCTCCCATGTGAGCAATTAAGCGGGCCATTGGTAGGAAGCCACCCCAAGGGTCTAAACGAGTGTAGCCTACTTTGGCTTTGAGCCAATCTGAGCCTCGAGACAGGGGATTGACTTCTACAGTGGCAGTTCCAGCTAAGGCGCCGGCGCTGCCTATAAGACCTAGAAGGGCTAGATCGCCTGCAACTAAGCCTACCATGTTCTTAGCAGCTAGTTGGCGGGCTGAGGGCTTAAACAGGCTGCCAGGTTGGAGTAGTGGATCGAGCATTACCTGGAAGCGGGCCACTAAGGCACGGCTGCTAAAGAAAGCGTTGATACCAGGCAGTATTCGGCCTATCTCTACATCACCATAGAATCTAGCGTGGTTAATGGTCTTGGCCAAGGCTTTATACTGGTCAGGGTCACGTACGCCAGAATCCCACATAGCCTGGGCGCGCTGGGCATAGACCTCTACGCCTTGCTTGTTCAGGTCTACAGCTAGGTTACGCTCGGAGGCAGCAGTCCAAGGTGTAAACTTCTTAAAGGTACGGCTTACAGCGGACTTGTTAATACCAGTGAACCCTGGTACACGCTCACTTGGAGCTACATCTGGCCCCCACTCATAGATGTGGCCTCCTACATCGGTGAAGCCTAGACCTTGACGCTCAGTGCCTTCAGCTGTGACACTGAACCAAGGGTTGGCTTCCCATGCTTTCTGTGTGGATCTGGCCTGGGCCTCACTGAAGGTGGCCTTGAGTACAGGCTTCCAGTTTGAGAGCCACTGACGAGGATGAGTCCAGCCTAGTATCATAGCATTGCGGAAGCGGCTACCTATATCTAGGGAGGTGACTGAAGTTAGGGTAGTGCCTATTAGACCAGTTAGCTCATCATAGGCGCGACCTGGTAGGCTACCTTTAGGAATCACCTTCTTGGCTAGTTGTTCAGCCTCAAATAGAGCTGCTTGCTCAGCGCCAATAGCTGTTGGTACAGCTTCACCTGGCGCACCCTGTGGCACATCAGCCATCTCTAGTTGGAGTTGCTTACCTGAGCCAATAGGAGTCCCCTCAATGGGACCAGCAGGTTCAGGAGGTGGCTCACCAAGATGGGCAGCAGTAGGCTGCCCACCCTCAGTAAATACTGGAGGTATACCTTCAACCCCAGGCCCAGATGGCGGTGCGGCTTGACTTAATCTAAATAACTGCCCAGAACCAGTTGGAGTGCCAGTAACTGGATCAACTGGTTGTAGATTGAACAACTGACCCTGACCACCAGTGGGTTCTTCAAACATACCTGGTACTTCAGGTGCAGGAGGTCGTGTAGGGGGCTGTCCTGCACCAAACCTAGGCGCTGTTGTTGGTGAAGGAGCCCTACCTGGAGATGGTGCTGTAGCTGGAGTTGGTGTCTCTCGGCCAGGGATGTTGAAGGCTCCTGCACCTGGAGCACCACCACCTACCTCTGGGATACGGCTCAGTTGCTCAATCTCTTCCTTGCTGTAGCCAGCTTCTCTTAGAGTGCGGCGTAAGGCTGGACTTAGGTACTGACCACGCCGTCTCATGTACTTGTCTAAGGGAGCTTCTAGGTTTACATCTGTGACACCTGGGAAGGTAGTAGGAGGGATGGCTTCTTCTATCTCAGGAACTTTACCTGGTATACCTGTTTCCTCTATGCCACGGTACTCGGTGGGGTAGGTACCAGGGCCAAGTCCACTCTGTAGGTCCTCTAGCTGCTCCTGTATTAAGTCACGCCTACCCTCAAGTCTGGAAGTATCTCTACCTGCTTCCTCAGCAGCTTCAATCCTATCCTCCAAATCATCTATCTGCTCTTGTAATCTAGCAGCCTGAGGAGAAGTTACCATTGGAGGTCGCTCAGCAGTCACCAAGGTCTTGTCAAATCCCTCCACTCTGCCGTCAGCGAACCTAACCCATACACCCTCATTAGTCATATCTTCTACCACACCAGACTGACCGGCAAACTCGCCAACTATACTTCGACTTGGAGCTATTGTTACACGACTACCCTTGCCAATCGGTGGTCTAGTCCCACCTACCTCAGTAGCCAACCGCCTAATCCCTGTAACTGGCTTCTGTGGCTGGTCAGAGACTACATACCAGGTTTCATTAGGTCTAGGGACTTGTACTTGACTACGAGGGATACGGAACTCATAGACTTCACCACCACGACGTAGGGCAAAGGCTTCAGCTATTTCTCTATTGGTAACTAGGCCAGTACCAGGCCGTAGGACTCCGCCTTCTAGGCCACCTACACCTGAACCGTGATACAGGGTAACTATCTCCTGGTCACGTAGAGTCCTGGCCGCTGATTCATTCAGGCCGCGTAAACCAGTTACCAGTTTCCTAGCCCTTGGCGAGTTCATAGCACCACGCCTAATAGCTCTCCCTGCCTTAACTAGGTCATCTACCTTGGTAAAGCCTAGAATTGGTATAGGAGACTCTAGAATAGCTGCTCCGGCTATTTGGGAGCCTATGCCAACTTCTTCCAGACGGCGACTGAGGGCTTCATGTTCGGTCTTACCACCCACTATAGCACGACCAGCTACTGGAATATCCCCTGGTAGGCGCTTAGCAGCTTGTAGTGGAGTACGCTCTGATACAAGGCCGGTGCGCTGGCCAGCTTCTCTCAAGGATAGTAGTGAAGTAGCTCTCCTTACAGACTCTGGTGCACCTAGAGCCTCGGCTACTTCGTGAGGGCCAAAGGAAGCTGCTTCGTAAGCCCTCCCTGTTATAAGGGACTCAGGGTCAAGTACTCTACGCTGTGCTTGTCCAAAGAGACCTGCACGAGGGAGATCACGACCACCACTGGTAAGAGACTTATATACTGCCAGCTTCTGATCTTCTGCCTCCTGAGACTGGGGCTGGAATACTGAGCTAAGTCCTCTTCCAATAGTGCGCCCAATGACGCCAGTCCTTACCTCTGGTTCAACTGGAGGTAACGCTAGTTGTCTGCGTCTAGCCTCAGCCTGAAGCTCAAGTGGACCACGCTGTCCTGTGGCCAGTACATCTATCTTCCGGCGACCAGTTGGTGGCGTAACTTGGGATCGAACTCGATCCAGTGCATCACTAGCATTGCTAAGGCCTGCACCAACGATACCACTAGCTATTCCAAGAGCTATCTTACGGTTCTTCTCAAACTGGAGCCGGTTACGGTTGGTACCCCAACTGTGGTAACGGCCTAAAGGTACTGCCATACTAGTCCTTACTTGCCTTTCGCTGTTCCTTCAGTCCTTCTAGTACAAATTGGACTAACCTCCTAGGAATAGGCTTATCTTCAGGTAGATTATACCTGTCACGAAGCCTTAAGAACTCTGATTCTCGCCTAGCAGGATTGACCATGAAGTCCTCAAAGTCAGCTAGGCGTTCCTGACGGGTAAGCTTGGTAGCATTAGGGTCAGCAGGGGACACTATATCTGACCTAACAGCCCTAGCTGAGTCCGTCATCTGTGCCTTAGCGTCGCGGAAGGCTTCTACTAAGCTGTCAAATGGAGACTCAGGCATTACTACACTCCATCCAGCACTCAAAACATAACCAACCATCGGAGCCTAACTTTACAGCAGGATAACCACATTGCACACAGAGCATTAGTATGGTCCCACACCAGTATTAGGCATCTCTTGCTCAGGCTGGGGGCCTGTAGGATTGGTACTGAAGGGAATTCCTGCCCTGGCAAACTTTCTAGCCTGACCATCCCCTGCTCCATTAGCACCCTGGCCAGTAGCTAACTGGCCAAACTGGGCTGCTATGTCTGCAGGTAGTTGTCCGCTGGCCACTAGCTGCTGTAATTGGGCTACATCCATACCCTCGTCCTCAGCTAGATCTATTTCGGACTCCTTAACCAGAAGACGCTTGTAGAAAGCCTTTGACTCCTCTGACATCAGCAGCTCCCAAGTTAGAGCCCTCTTGAACTCCTCCATAGGGCGCTGAATATCCATTACTTGTTCCATTACCCAGGCTGGGCTGATAGGGAGGCCGGCTTCCTTAGCCTGTTGCATAATAGAGACGCCTAATTGAATATCAGCCCGTCGGCTCACAGGCAACTTCATCTTATACTCAGACTTAAGCACTACACGGAAGTCCCTCAACTCATCTGGCTCTAGGGTGATTTTAGGCCCCTTGCCTTTAGGAGTTAGGGAGACGGATTCACCAAAGGCTACTATACTGCGACTAATCATATCTGCAGCGTTGAGGTCAGCTGCAGCTACAGCCTGAGATAGTCTACTCTGCTTCATCTTGGACTGCTCTATAATGGAGTTACGGGACCAAGCAGGTTCACCACTAGGGCCAGTCGCCCCCTCCAGAGCCTCTACAGCGCCGGAGTTCCGTTCGGCTCTAGCGAGGGCAAACTGGGCTATAGCTAAGGTCTTCTCACCATATCTGGGAGTGAATAGAGGCTCTATGTTCTCTTTCTCCATACCCTCACTGTTACCAGTACGGAGTTCCCAGAGGTCACCCTGGAACATATTAGTGGGGTCAGAGTTGCTGCCTTCACCAATTAAGTTGTCCTCTTGTAACCACATCTTAAATATAGGTAGGGAGTCAAACTTAGAAGCTGTGGCAGCCTCTGACAGGCGCCTGTTAGCAGCTTTGATAAGGGCGATACTGGCATCTGAGACTCCCATCCAGTATTTACCAGGCTCCTTCTTGTGTGAGGTGGCACCTGGAGTGATCTGGATGACTGGAACTCCCAGACCGTGCTCTATAGAGCGCACAATTCGTTCCATATCCTGAGGAAAGGAACTGGACTCACCTTTGAGAATGCCATAGGTCAACCAAGCCTGGTTGCTGTAGATAATTAAGGTGAACTCGTCTCCAAGATCAGTACTCTGGTAGTCCACCAGTCCAGATAGTTCTTTAGGGCTGAACATACTGCATAGGTCGTAGCCGTTGACAGTCTGCCAACTGATTAGCTCTTCCTCCATACGACCAAAGCTAGGAGGGAAAGTGGACTCTGCAGGTAAGTCTACCCACATGACTGGTAGTGGGGCTTGGCCTATCCACTGACCATGACGCTGGGTCCACTCATCTAGAGACTCGTCCTCCTTTATATAGGGAAAGTCCCAGTAGTACATATGGCCTGGGACTATAATACGTGCAGCACGGCCTAGAAGGCACATACTAGCTCTTTCCCTGAGTATGGGAGAATCTAGAGGTGGATTGAGCTGGTCTATAGTCTCATTCAGGGCAACCTCTACACGCTCTGCAACTGCCTCACTACGGGAACCCTCACCTATGTACTGGACACCGATCTCTGCAGGGTAAGGGAATAGGGAGGCAATAAGGTCTACTTCGCGGCGCAGCTCATTGGCTGTCATACGCTCAGGAGTGATACGCCTACGTCTGCCTTTGGCAGCTGTGTCTTCCTGTGGTACTAGGTCTTCATCCCAGTACATTTCGTTTCGTAGATCGTCTAGTTCCTTCTGTTTACCTCCCCAGTAACGCTGCACATGGGCAAGGAGTTCTCTGCAGTACCCTATAGTAGGCTCGGTTTTGGTGTCACTGGGCATTAGTAACCTCCCCAGAGGCTTCTGACTCTACGTTGAGGTTGAGGCCGTGCAGATTCAGCTAGACAACAGGCCATTGCAAGTGCGTCCATCCTGTCGTCATGCCTACCATAGGGCACGAGGCACAGCTCTGTTTCAAGGCTAACACCATCGAGTAATGGTAATCCTTTTGGAAGAAATAGACGATTACTGGCGAATAAGGAATCGAGGTAATCTGCACGGCTCACCTTGTCTCTATCTAGTGCTTTAATGCGCTGTCTCATAGTCTCTTTGGTACGGTACTGTATCTCTTCCAATGGGAGCTTGTACCTGCGTTTCATACCTTGGATAAGGCTGAGCTGGAAGCCTACTGTCTCAAGACCTACCTTACGCAGACCATTGACTCTTTTAGCCCGCTTTACTATCTCTAGCTCTAAGTCAGGGGTCTCTAGGCGGGCTGCAAACATATCCACTAAGTAAATTACACTAGGGTTGGGCTTGATATCTACACCAACGGTACAGATGGCAGCGTAGTCTGCACTGGTCTTGAGGGAGGCTGCAGGGTCTACAGCCATATAGAAGGCTAGGGGCCGGTTGGGAATGGTGGAGGCATCCCAGTAGCTAATGTGTTCTCTCTTGATACGATTGCCTTCAGTGGCCTGAGTATTACACATATAGGTTAGAGCAAACAGCCTGTCGCCCTTCTTACGTCTTAAGGCCTCAAGTTTCTCCTGGGGGAATAGCTTAGCACTAATGGTAGGCCCCCAGGGGTAGTCACCAGCAATAGGCATCTCATAAATAGCGAAGCCCATGTCTGCAAAGGTGGGTACTAAGTCGTTCTCACCCCATCTGGTCATAATACCTACTATACGACCGCCTTCGACGGCTCTGTCAATGATTACACCACGCAGCTTACTACGCTGCTGTTCCATAGTGGTGTCACTGGTAACGTCTTCCTGGTTAGTGGGATCATCTATGACTACAATATCGAAGTGGGAGCCCTGATAGGGGCCATTGAGGCCACAGCCTAGAATTGTAGGATCAGGATTGTGGCTGTCACGTAGCACAAATAAGGTAGTCTTAGTCCACTGGCCATCAGGGTCTCTCTGGATACCAAACGCTGCCCTGTAAACAGGGTTACTCTCAATGGTACGCTGCATAGCCATAACGTTACGCTCGGCCTGTTCACCAGCCTTCTGAAGCCATAGAATGCGGATATTGGGGTTCTGGCCTATTTTCTTTTCACACCACATACGCACGGTCGTACTCTTATAAGTGTCAGGAGGGCAAATTATAACCAGTTCGTTGCCAGTCTCAAGAGCCTCTTCCCAAGCTTCCTGATGTTGCTCTATCTCCAAGTTATGGACTGCTTTGGCATAAGCTCTTAGATCCCCATAACGGGCTGCTACTACCTTGGTGTCAAACTCACTTACATCGGCTGGGTGGGACTGAACGGAGGTAAGGCTCATCCCACCCAGCCTGTGGTCCAGGCAGCACCAGTAAACGCGCCCCACGCTGGTGCTGCCCAAGAAGGAAGAATGGCTGTCAATCGTAACCCTGGCGGCCCTTCCAGGGGTCGCCGTACTTCTTTAGGCCATTACGGAACTGACGCTCTTCAGCACAATTCTTACATATACCCTTACTGAACTCACCATTGGGAGACTCTATGACCCAGTGGTGGTTACAGGGGC